AAAACTCCCATCAAGATTTGCGTCATTTGCTGACTTAGCGTGCTGTCGATGGCATCGCCTAAATCGCGCATTGCAAGCGCACCGTCTTTCACAAAATCTGTATCCGCTGGCTCGGGCCAGCCATACACCGGACTAGTTGCCATTTTTTCTCCTTATTCGTATGCGTACCATGGTACCGTCGGATCGACGTCTTGCCATTGTTGTGTTGGATCAACATCTTGCCAGCGTGTCGGAACAATCGACAAGGATGAATCCGTAGTTGTCAAAGCCATGGCGGCTTGATACTGATTGAACACCAATCGCCATCCTTCGACAAATCCTCGGTATGTGTTTTTGATGATTCCGGTTGGAAGATTGAGAATTTGAATTGGCTTGCCTAAATACATGCTCAACAGCTCGTCAAGATCGGCAGCTGTGACAAAGCTTGAGTCAAGCTGGATTGTAAAGCTTGAAAGGTTTGTTTGAGGATTTGATCTAAGATTGACATACCGATCGGCCTGATACTGTGCTTCGGCCGTCTTTTCAAGCTCTGTAGTTATGGATGCAGCTTGTCGGCCATAAATGGCGATTGATGTTAAATCCTCAGCCGTGACGGTGGCATTTGCCTTGTAGGAAAGTAAGACATCGTTTGTTAGATCATTGAGTGTGGTATTACTTGAAACGCCGCTTGTGAGAATGTAAGACTCCGGGATGGTCAAATAACCGTTTGCTTGCACATCATTGAGTCTGTGCGATTCGTTGGCATAGCCAACTTTCCCATCGGTTGTCTCATAAATGTAACCGAAAGCCATTTGTGCATAGTAGGCAGCCAATGAATAAGCATCGGTCGGATTGGCCGCCCGAGCTGTAAATTCATAAATTGGTGGTGTGTCCACGACATCGATCGTGACGCCGGCTTCGGTCAAAATTGTGGTAATTCGATCATCTTCGTATTCTTTTGGATAAGCCGTCGTTCCTACAATTTTCCGAGCCATGAAAGCGAATGGCGCGACGGCTGTAATTGTTTGAACCACCACATCGGCAATCGCACCGCCGGCATTGACTTCGTTTTGGATGTCGGTGACGATTCCTGTGAAAACGGTGATAGGCGCACCCGTTGAATCATCGATGGTAATAACCAATGAATCATTGATCTGGAATAGATTGTGAACATTGTTTTGATTGAGGATTCCAACCGATGCGTATCCGGCGCGAGCCTGTTGCCATACATTTGTTCGGCCATAAGTAATTGTGGCGTTCCATAGCGTTTCAGCTGAATACGACGTGCCGCCAACCGTAACTGTGGCGTTTGGTAGCCATGTCATCCGATTGACACAATCTTGGAGACACCTAGATTTGAGAATGTGCCGGATGTTGTAGCTTCGCGGCTGAGAATCTGTGCAATTTGTCGGGCTGTACCAATAGCATCGACCGCGCCATTAACCGTGATGTTGATTGTTTGGCCAGCATTTGCCTTAATTGATTGAATACGATTTGAAGCTGAATCGGCAAATGATCCGACTCCAACTGAGGATGATTGATTTGAGCTATTGCCAAACAAACCACCAAGCGCATCGCCAATTTTCTTGCCTAAATTGATGATTGCTAAAAAGCCATCAATGATTTTTGAAACGACGGTTAAAATGCCTGTTAATGCCGCGCCTAAAACTTTGATTGCAATACTAAAAGCACCGCCTAAAAATGGTGCAACTACCTTGGAAAGAAAAGTTACTAACGCGGCAAATGCGTCTTTATTTTGGTCCACAATTCCTTTAATTTTATCAAACACACCTCTTAGACTTTCCAAAATTGGTAAGACAAAACTTTTGACGCCATCAATAAAAACGCTAAAAGTATTGCTTAAACCTTCATCGCCACCGACTGCACCAATAAATTTGGAAATGGCTGGCACAATTTTATCAACAATGAATCCGACTAACGGAGTTATTGCATCAAGAATAAACGCACCAATAGTTTCTTTACCTTCGGCAAACGCAATGTTTAAGCGATCCAATTTGCCTTGAAATGTATTAGCTGATTCGGCAGCTGCACCGGCAAATTCTTTGCCCAATTCGCCAAAAACATCAATTCCGGCAGCTGCGATAGTGTTGGCTTTTTCCTGTGTTTCTGTGACTTTTTCTGAAGCCTTAATGTATTCCTTAGATTTTGGTCCGTACTCTTGCAATGCAAAATTAGCGTCTAATTGCGCCTTTTCTAATTGTTTTTGAACTTTGTTGTATTCTTGTAGATTTGTTGCATTGTCTCCTAGAGTAATTCCCAATTTTTTCAATGCGCCTGTTTGTCCGTCGTTGGCTTTTGCCAATGCATTTGCGACGGTGGCTAAATCAAGATTTTTGGCTTTTGCGATGTCAGCTGCAAGATTTGTGAGTTTCTGAGCTTCCTCAATGTTTTTTGTACTTCTAGTGATTCTTTCTAAGGCCGGCCTGTATTGATCGTCTGCAATGCCAGTAGCTAAAGATTGCTTCAAAATCCAATCTTCGGCCGATTTGATTGCGCCACTAGTTGCGCCAACTGTATTTTTTAAAGCATTGGCCAGTCTTACTTGAGCCGCTTCATCCTCAATTGCAGCTTTGACGCCGTCAATTGCCAATTTGCCAGCATAGGCAACGGCAGCAACCCCGGCAGCTGCAAAAGCTGCACCCGCCATTTTTCCAAAACCATCAAGTTTATTCGTAAAACCACCGACATCATCGGTGCTTGTATTCAAACTCTTTTTTAGCTGATCGACATCGGCCAAAATTGATAATTTGAGCGTTCTTGATTGACCGGCCATCACCACTCCTTCAAAATCTTAGTAAATGCATTTTCCCATTGGGCAATTATGGCAGGCTGTTCAGCTCTAAGTGTTGGGTAAATAAACCATCCACGCGAACCGCGGCCAAATTTTCCTGACCAGATTGGAAATTGCCTAAATTTGTTTGATCCGAATTCGTAACCAGCCCAAAGTTGTTGAGTTGTGCCGCCTCCACTAAATTTTTGCGAGGCAAATCCAAAGGACAATTCACCAATTTTTGAAGATTTTGAAACTCTTGCACCGGTCGCAATTCTAATTGAAGCTAAATCTCGAGTAAGTGCCGCATCAACAATTTTGCCTTGCACATAGGTAGCCAAACCGTTTGAAACGGATTTTGCTTGCTCTACGGCATTTTCATCCATCGCTTTGAAAGCTTTAAGAATTCCGCGCAAATCACTTTTGTCATAAGTGATTGACTCAGTTTCCATTTCGCTTCTCCAGTATCTCAATCGCTGTCAATACATCCTCGGCCGTTTCAAATTGAGACGGTGACAATCCGGTCGCTATTGCTAACTCCCAAATCAAACGATTTAGGCTTCCGGATCGATAGCTTTTGGGCTATCAATGTCCCCGATCTTTATGTCCGTTACGGTTTCACACCATGCTTCAAAAGGTTTGACAGGTTTGCCGCCGGATTCGCGTTTCATGGCGTGATAAGCCAAAAACATCAAATCGGCAATGCCGAGCTTGTCTTGTACCTGTTGAATTGTGTTGCCTGTCTTTTGTTCCCATTTCATCCACTCCGGTGGCAATGCAACAAATGTTGCACTGTCCCCGGCCGTGAATTCAATTGTGATCGCTAGCTTCATTTTTGCTCCCGTTTCTATTTCTTAGCTAAAGGTTTCGGTAGGTGTTCCGACAACTTGGAATGACATTGAAACGGTTTGTGCGTCCGGTGCTGTACCGCCGACCGTTGGAAACACAGGCAGGATGTTGAAAGCAAAAACCGCGCCTGTTACAGCTGTTAATGAAACTGCCAATGTCGTGTTTGGTGCGCTTTCGCAGGCTGTCCACATCGCTTCCAATAATGAACCGGATGCGCCCCAATCTGCAAGCATTTCAACATCTAAAGTCCAGGAATCATCGATCGCCTTGTAAGCGCGGCCGTCTAAAGTTTGGTATGTCTCAATCGTGTGTTCATTTGTAAGTGTCACCGATGTTGCTTGTGCATCATAGGAAACTGTGGCAATTGTGAACGCTAAATCGCGTCCGGTAATGATCGTTGTTGGCAATTTATTTTCTCCTTAATTGGTGTAGTAGGTGCTTACTTGTAAATCGGCCGTAAGGTATTTACCAGCACCGACTTCCAATGGTTGTGGTTGATTGACATTGCCGACTTCGTAGCCGGCTGGCATTGTGCTTATAATGCTGATCATAAGCTGTTCTAAATTGTCTAAAGCTGCGGCATTGTTTGAATAGCCAACTACGCCTGTCACGGTCAAATTAACTTTGACTTTTGTGGTTGATCCGTTGATGAGTAGGCTCTCAAGATACGGCGCATCCGGGATTAAACAAATGCTTGGAGACGTCATTGTCTCCGGAATTCCGTTGTACACATTCGCTGCAATTGTCGAAAGTGCGTTTTTAAGTGGCGTGCGGATGGCTGATTCAATTGTCATTGTGCCATCGTTTCGACATCTAAAAATGGCCCCAAAAGGCCAATGACGCGATTAGTCAAGCTGCGCCCGAGTACAAATGGGCTCGGCTGAAAATTGTCTGACATGATCTGATTGCCGGGAGCTGTGATGCTCTGAAAAATCTCAACCGACACAACCAAAATTGCGTTTTCAATTGGTGGTGTTGATGCGTACAGCTGCGCGGCTGACGCACCGGATAAGGTAGCCAATGCGTTAGGAATAAACGGCAATGGGTATGTTCGATCAGCCGCGGCTGTTGCTGCGGTAAATGTGTATGGCTCAATCCGATCATCGGTGACTGTATAAGTTCCGTTGTAAATTCCGGCCCCGGTTACAACAACAGACTGCCCCGGCACAAAATAATTTGGCCGTTGTGTAGTGAAATAAATGACGGAATCACTCACATTGGCAAATGTCACCGATGATTGGTATTGGGTCAGTAAAGGCAAAATCGTTTGTTCAGCGGAATCAATAAATGAATCGAGCTGAGCATCCGAATACAAGGAAACCGAGACGCCAAGAATCGTTCTCAGCTGTGAGGCTGTGACTATTGCTGGCATCTCGGTTCCTTTCGTATCAGCGATGTTCGGGAGCGACCATCACCGATGATTGATTTATTTATGGAAGGTTATTGAATTGTGCGCCATTTGGTACCTTGGCGGCCAAAGCCCCATAGCCATAGTACAAAATGTCGATGGTTCCATCGCTGTTGATGTTTGTGCGTAGCGTAAAGCGTGGAGATTCGTACCATGTGTATGAATCTGGGTTCACAACTACCATTGATGAATCGCCGTCAGCTGTTGTTGTGCCAGCGTTACCAAATGAGCGTGAAACATAAAGATTTAAGCCCGGTGAAACTACACCGCGCAATGAATCGCCGCGTACGTTTCCAGCTGCGTTTGATGGCTGTGCCGCGTTGTATAGAGGTGCGCCATTGTCGTTGTAACCCATGATGTTGCCCCATTGTGTTGGTGAAACGATCAATGAGCGAGCAAAACCGAGTGATGCGCCATAAACAGCTGCGGCTGCCTTTGATGTGTAGCCAAGGAATCCTGTTGCTGAATTTGCTGTTTGTGCTGTTGTGGTAGTAACAGCAGCTTGCATTGCTGCAAGTGCGTATTCGTCAGTTTCTTTTGCATAAGCAAATTCAAGATTCTGCAACAAAGCTGTCAAATACTCCGGACGGCTACGGTCAATCAATTCAACCGTTGAAATTGCGCGACCTTTGAATGGTTGAACGCTAACTGATAAAAATGTCGCTGATAGTGATGATTCTGTGATTGCGCCATTCTCAGCAATTGCATCAACGCTCGGCACAGCTGTGACTCGAGGTAGCTCAAATGTCATGCCTTCGGCAACCAATGTTTCACGGCTAATGCCGTCAATTGTTCCGCGATCTGCGTTAGCAAGTGCATTGATTACCTGTGTGCTTTGTGGTGTTGGGATCATGCCCGGTGCTGTTGATGTTGTGTTATCAGCCGCGCGAACGTACTGACGAGAATCCTCGTCATGCAAAATGCTTGCCTTGAGGTAATGCTCTAGATAAGAAACCTTGTCCACAATTGGTGATCGTGGTGATGTGTAATAGGCCGGACGTGATGCCTGTACAGGTTCGACGATTGGAGCTGCTACCGGTTCAACGGCAGGAGCGGCATTTTCGGTAGTGTTTTCCACTTTGTCTCCTTCATTTTGGTTTGTTGTATCTGCAACTTCGTGAGTTTCAGAATCTTGTGATGCGGCTACATCGCTGACACGGGCTGACCGCACGGCCGGCTCTGTGACCAATGCGACGGCTGTCAATTCTCCATTGAGAACTTTCATAGTGCCATCCTTTTGCATTTCATAATTATCAACAGCTAACTCAATTGAAAATCCATCGCGCAAGCCTTCCATTGCCTCTGTTAGCGCATCGGTTCCAGCTGTTGTGTTAGCGATTTTAAATGTAGCCGTCATTTCCTTGTCGTTCACATTCATGGCGATACTTTTTCCGATCCTGCGCGTATTGTCATGCTCAAGGTTAAGGAAAACATCGTTTGGTTGAATTGATCCGCGAGCGAAAACGACCTTGCCTGTTGATGCATTTGCATGTTCGTTGAACGCAACAATGCGGCCTGTGATTGTGCGTGAATCAGAATCTGCCGCCGTGATTTGCATTGGTGTTGTCAGCTTCATGAGATCATGTCCTCCATTTGTCTAATTTCATCGGTGGTAATTGCACCGATTTCAAATAAAATCTTGTAAATTTCTGCACGCTCTTTTTCTGATCCGCGCAAGTAAGCCTTCAAATCAAATTCCACACGCTGTGTTGATGGCGTAAAATCCGGCATTGAAAGTCTTGAGGTAATGCTGTTCATTAGCGGCAAAAGTGAAAAATCCAACAAAGTTTGACGCGCCGTGCTGGCGTTTGCATAGGTCATGGATGATCCAGTCGGCGCATCAATAAAGTAAGCCGGGATTCCCACGGCGCGAGCTAATTCGGTCGCAATGATTTCGCGTGCAGCATTTAGACCAATTTGCTCCGGTGTAAATCCAACTGTAGTCAATTCAACATCGGCGTTCAAAAATGCTGTTCCACGATTTCGTCGAGCTGCGCCCCATGCATCCAACAGCTTAGCAATGCGGTCGGCTGGCAATGCTGTTCCGTTAGATTTCAACACCATCGATGGAACAGGTTCGCGCGCGTACATTGCAGCTGCTCTTTCAAGCTCTGCACCGGCACGAATTGTGCGACCTGCTCGATTTAACAAACCTTCGTCATTGCCGTAAAAGACAACAAGTGATCCGACACCGGACATTGGCACACGCGATCCATCGACGGTGTAATACTCAATTTGTGTTCCAATTGAATTTAGGAAAACGCCAACGCGATTAGGAGCAACGCGCCACATTTGACGCACTCTCCCGGTGTCGGCAAACAAATCCATAATCTGAAAATAAGAAAATCCTGTAAACAATAAATCCTCAGCGGCCCAACACCATGAGGCTGCACCCGGCACGCGCTTATCTGGATCATTGATCACGACAGGTGAATCAATAACCTGACCTGTTGCTTTATCTCGAGTCACCATTGGGATGGTTGCGATTGAATTACAAATCATGTTGCGTGCGCGTGCAATCGCTGGC